ATGAAGCTGAATGCCCGCCAAGTCGACACTGCAAAGCCTAAAGAAAAAACCTATAAAATGGCTGATGGTGGCGGTTTATATCTTGAGGTCACGACCAAAGGATCAAAGTACTGGCGTATGAAGTACAGGCGGCCAGCCGACAGAAAAGAAGACCGGCTTGCGTTTGGTGTCTGGCCGACAGTGACGCTTGCCGAGGCACGTGCTAAGCGTGATGAAGCTAAAAAGATGTTAGGGCAGGGGATTGACCCCAAAGCTGAGCAGAAAGAAGCCCTAGCTGAGAACGCCGGGGCTTATAATTTTGAAACGATCGCCCGTGAATGGCATGCCAGTAACAAGCGCTGGAGTGATGACCATCGTTCACGGATCCTGCGCTATCTTGAACTGTATATTTTCCCTCATATCGGTTTGGCAGATATTCGTAAACTGAAAACCAGCCAGCTCTTAGCACCTATCAAAGCCGTTGATGCCAGTGGCAGACATGACGTTGCTCAGCGTCTTCAGCAGCGTGTTACGGCGATAATGCGCTATGCCGTGCAGAATGATTACATTGAATCGAATCCAGCTGTTGATATGGCCGGGGCACTTTCTACGGTCAAGGCTCGCCATTACCCTGCATTACCCTTCAGCCGTTTACCTGAATTTCTTGAACGCCTGGCCACATACCGTGGGCGTATCATGACCCGTATTGCTGTAGAGCTTTCATTACTAACTTTCGTCCGTTCCAGTGAGCTACGTTTTGCCCGTTGGGATGAGTTCGATTTCAAAAGGGCTTTATGGAAAATTCCTGCTCAGCGTAAAGAGATAGAAGGAGTTCGTTACTCTCATCGTGGCATGAAGATGAAAGAGGAGCATCTGGTACCGCTAAGCCGTCAGGTTTTAGCCCTGCTTGAAAAGTTGAAGCAGTTAAGCGGTGACAATGAGAGGCTCTTTCCCGGCGATCACGATCCTAAAAAAGTCATGAGCGAAAACACGGTTAACAATGCTCTGCGCGCTATGGGGTATGACACAAAAACCGAAGTTTGCGGGCATGGCTTCAGGACAATGGCACGAGGTGCGCTGGGTGAGTCGGGGTTATGGAGTGATGATGCGATAGAGCGGCAGTTGAGCCACTCCGAGCGCAATAATGTACGCGCTGCTTATATTCACACTTCAGAGCATTTAGATGAGCGTAGGCTGATGGTGCAGTGGTGGTCAGATTTTCTTGATGCCAATAGGAAAATTGTAGTTATGCCTTTCGAGTATGCGAAAAGAGAAAAAGATGAATAAAGAGACTGAGTGGTTGCCTCAGTCTCTTAAATATCAATCTATCCAGCTATTTTTAACTTCGTCAAATTCATCCGAAGACCCACATAAAGCTTTCCAATTTGATACGATAGTTGGTATGTCTTTATTTTTTCCTTTAAGAAGTTTATATATACATGAGGCGATTTTTGCAGCGCTTATTTTTGTTTCAAGAGTGTCGAGATAATAAGTTCTCTTAGAAACATCAGTTGATAATTCTTCAAGAATCCTTTCTAAACCAATAACTATATTTTCAATAAAAATCTCTTTTTTAATGAATTCTTTTTTATTTATTGCTGATTCTGATACTGCTAAGCAGTTGCTAATTTCCGGGCCAGCATTCCATTTTATTTTTTCAGATAGACATATCAAAGCATCGGAGCAGTCAATATTGGTTTCTAATATTTCTGATAAAGATCTAAGTGAGCTTAATATTTTTTTCTTATCGGTTGCTCGTAACGAAATGCAAAGACTATGTATCTCCCTTGCATGTGTTGATGAATCTTCTGAGTGTAGCATCAGGACCGCAGGTGTGACACGTAGCCCATAATCTCTCATGCTACTAACGAGCTGGTTGATTAAAATGTTTATTTCTTTATCAAACTTGGTTTGGAATCTTGAACATAAGGTTGTTACGATTCTAGTTATATTTTCAAATTTTTTCTCCATCTCACTTTTAACGTCTGGGTTTTTGTGTTTGAGCAGTTCCTTGTCTTTTTCAAACCAATCGTTAAGAGCTAACAAAATTGAGTTGATTCGTTTTACATCTAAATCTATTGTGTTAATGCTTCCTAACAATTCTAAACAATAATCGTCGCGTCCGTTGGTTATAGGTATCCCCTCATTGCTTTCATTTTTAATGATTGGGAATTTAAGTGTGTCAATATATCCCAATATTAATTCTTTAGTGTTCTTATCGTTTGGGAATAAGTTCCTTATGAAGTAAAATCTCCTGTAGCCAGCATCTTTTGGAAAGCCAAATGAATCTACATTCCGCCATAATGCTTTTATTAGTTTAATTGTGCATGATTTATTTACGTAACCTAACTGATAAAGGACTATCATTTTTACTGATGAAACAGTCCTTTGCATACCATCATTTTCTTTTATATCATTGATGAAATTATTGATATCTTGATTGAGTATTTTTAATTTGGTAGCAGGCACACCTTTTCTGCTTAAGTCAGTGATGTATAGGAAGGGATTGGTGAATTCATTTGGTCTGATTTTAGAATTCAAAGGTTTTATTGGGAATTTTAGAAAGATAGGCAAGGCTTCTACTTTTTTCTCATTGCTTAAACTGCTTATCGTCCTTTCCAATAGCTTGCTAAAATAGTTTAGATTGTAAGTGTGTGGGTCTAAATAAAGTGTTGAAATAAATTCTATGATTTCAATCTTTTTACTGTCATGGCTTTTGGTTACTAATCTCGATAATAGTTCGGATATGCTTTTCACAAATGAATTATATATATTTGCTGGCTTCTCATCACCGATTACTTTTATTTTTAGTTGGTGGGATTTCAATGCTTGAAAGTTAAAGTCTAAAGTTTCTTGGACGTCATTCCTTTCCATTTTGCTAATTAATTCTCGGTCAAAGAAGTTCTCAATTATCTTCTCGTCTCCAATTCTTAAAAAAGTGAAAAGCGCCCAAGCGGGACAATGCTCATAAACTATAGCAGAGGATTTACCAAAAGTACTTTTTACTATTGATACTTTTGGGATTCTCGGGGGGAGGGCGATTTCCTCACAAAAAATTAAAAAGGAAAATGAGTCCAGCAATAGTTTGTTAACGTTTGGGAATCCGAAGTTTAATGATGTGCTTCTCTTTCCGATATCAAAATCATTATTATTTCCGTCCTCACTGGTGTATTTATCCCACCCTTCAAGCCTTATCTCAAATATTTTTAGTTCGATTTTTGGGTCGCATTTATATTGAGATAGCTTAGCCCACCTTGAATCATATTCCTCGTCAGTATTCTTTGATGGGTTATGACCGCTTTTTTTAATAAAGTATAGAAGAAGCATTATATATGCCTCTTGCGATGAGCTTGATAAGTCATCATTTTTCGATGTAATGAAATTGTTTTTACGAATAGTGTTAAGTGAACTCTCAAGAATTGAAATTGCATCATCTACATGACCGAGTTCTGCCAGAATCCCTGCGCGTTTAGCTTCCATAAAAGGAAGTAACTCGTTTTTATCCCAGCGGGATAGTTTGTCAAAAGCTTCATCAAACTTCAAGTTTGAGTAGGAAAATAGCACGCTTTCATAATTCAGCTTCGCTTCATCAAGTAAGCTAAAGAACTTTCTGCATTTTAATGTAAGGGTGTGCAGTTTATGCCATTTTAACCTGTCTCCTTCTTGACGATAATAGCGAAGAAGAGACATTAGTAAGGTAGGTAACTGCAATGGGAGGCTTTCAACAAAAGCTCTGCCATTGTCTAAGTTCTCGCAGTACTTTTCAATTATGGTTGCGATACTTGCTGCTGTGTTGTCGAAAATGGGTAGTAAGCATATGTTTATCCTCCATGTTAACTCATAAGCAACATTCAAATCTTCGCCTTGTTCCCAGCTTTCTATTTCTTCAAATACGTTAAGCCAGTCTCTGGTTTTATACCATATAGATTTTCTTTTTTCTTCAGGAGCAATGCACCACCCCGGGTAGCACTCTCGTTCTTTACGCCATGAAAGCATTGCATTAATTAATTTTAATTTTTTGATGTCCTGCGTATCACCATGGTGAATGTTTTCATATCTCATTGTGATATTATTTGGCCAGTCTATATCGAACTCCTTCTTTCTATTCTCATTTAAGAATTCAATAAAGGCAGTATGTGCTTTGAAATGATTTCCATCAAAATCCCCTAGTAAGCTAAGGTCGATAATTACAATGTTTCTTTTTTCTAGTAGTTTTCTCTGGGCCTCATTGAAGTCGGAGAGGCTTATTAAAAATATTTTAGGGGAGTTATTGTCATCTAGATTATCTCTGATCCATCCTATCCAATTGAGGAAATTAGGATCGTCACCAGAAAATCCGATCAAACAGAGAGTGTTTTCAATTAAAGCTTGCTGGACGGTGTTAACGAATGGAGAAAACTTTTTAGGATAGTTTCTATAATCTTCTTCCGTGATTATAAATGGCCGTTCTGATGGGAAGCTGCCATGGAGTTTAATTATTCTAGGTTTCTCAGCGTTAATTAAATCATTTTTATTAATTACAATGTCGTATTTCTTTGAATCGATAAAAACACAAGTACGTTCAAGCAAAGTATCATAGTTAGTAGTGAATACATCTGCCCAAGGTAAATGTAGTAGTTGTTTATGAAGTTCGGAAGGTTCGTATTCTTTGTCTGGCACATTGTCAAGTATCATTTTGTCTAGAGCACTACGCCCAAATGCTGCATCTACTTCATCGGCAAGTTTGAGGACATTGGAATAATTATTGTTATTTTTTTCACTATAAATCTTGTCATGAAATAAATCGCCTAAATCGTTCCACATCGGAAATTTTCTTGAGTTACTACTCGTAGGTTGTGCATTTCGACTGAAACCAGCTCCAATCAGAACGGCAGCTCTTCCATCCCAAAGCCTCGAAGCGATTTCTTTTAGTAAAGGTACAACCCTTCTCTGTTTGTCTTTTTTCATATTTTCTCACCTTTTTTATTCTTTATAAGTTTATTCTTTATAGGAAAAATTTTCTGTATATACCATCTTTTTCAGTGGTTGCGCGCGCTCGTAGCCCCGCCACGCCTGCCCGCTTTATGCAGCGGTTTTCATGCACCTGCATGATTAGCTCTGAGCCGCGCCGCTGCTGGCCTTGCCTGCCGTTCCCTAGTGCCGGAGACTCATGCGTTTTCATGCAGCATAGACATGCACTCACGCAACGGACGTAAAAAAGCCCGGCACGGGCCGGGCTTCGGTGAGTTCCTGAGTCTGCGGCTCAGAAAAGTTTACGCTTGCGGCGGTCGGTTCTGGCTCCCCGGAAAGGATGCGCACCGCTGACGCTCAGCACGTCATCACGGAACATCAGCGGCTGATTTACGCTCGTCCATCGCTTAATGAGGTTCTGGACATATACGCGGTAAAGCGTGTCGGCATCGTTCGCGCCTTCGATAACGCCCGGTGCATGCGTTGAGCCATTCCGTTCAAACTGGCTGTACTTCATCCTGAGCAGGCTGCTCAGCTCTGCGCCGTGAATGATAAAGAAGTCATCAATCAGCGTATCAATACGCTCATCCGTGATGCCCTCATGACAGAATACGTAAGCGTTAGCCTTGCGCCCGGTTACGTCTGCCAGCACCGGCAGCTGCTTTTCCTTTTCGGCAATCAGCCCGGCAAGGTCTGATGCCGTTTCCTGCTGCTCCAGATACTCCGCCCGCAGCGCCTTCATCTCAGGCGTGACGTTGCCGCCATTCTGTCCCAGCAGTTCACGGAAGCGTGCCCGGTTGTCCCGGCTTACCTGCTCCATTTCGGCCTTACGCTGGCGCAGCTCACTGAGATTTTCAGTAGCGTCGTTTTCGGTCTGTCTTGCCTCCAGCCAGGCCAGCATCTTCGTGTTGAGGTCTTCGATACGCAGCCGCCATTCAGAGGACAGCCCCTTTACCAGCTCAGTGGTGTGCCTGATAACGTCGGCCTCGGGTAATCGCAGGAGCCATCCGGCTTCCTTGAGTGGACGCTGTGCTCTGGCCTGCGCCGTGCCGATACGGTTACCGGCGGCCTGAATCTGTTCGTCGGTCATCTGCTGCTGTGTCATGCTGTTTTTCCTCTCTGTCAGGACTGTGCGTGGCGGTCTTTGCGTGCGCTGGCTGAACCATAGCGGCCCAGCGTCTGCGGCTGGCGAACCGGTATGTCATCCTGCTGTTCCGGCTCTGCCGCTGCGGATCTGCGGGGCTTCATGATGATTTTCTCGACGCTCTCCAGCGCGGTGAAGGTGCAGGAGCAGTCGAGGTTCTGGCACTGGTACCAGGTACGTTTTACGGAGGGCGCTTCATAAGCGCTGGTGCGGGTGTGGGCTACCTGACCACATTCGGGACATTTCAGGGCCATCTCGTTTCCTGTCGGCTGGTTTCAGTAAGTCAATTGTGCCGGGTCTGGCACAGCGGCTTCTACAGGAGGGCGTTGTATGACGGACCAGACAAAAGCATTACTTCTGGCGAGCCAGGAAAAGGTCTCACTGAAGCCTGTTATCAGCTTTCAGTTTTATATAATTCCTTCACTATTCTTCACCAGAGATAAAAAAAGAGTAAATACAGTAAATTAAGAGGTGAAGATTGAAAAAATAATCCTTCACCCTCTGTTCACCATTGTTCATCGCCGGGATTCCGGCCTTATTCGCCCTTTAGAATGAGTAGTTTTTAAAATTCGACTGAAGCAAACTTAAAGTTATTGGATAAAACCTTACTATCCCTCTTTAGTACTATTTAGTACTGTCCTCGTACTCCCATGCTTTATGTGGTTTTTGTGCGACCGGTCAGACAGATTTCTGTTGTTGTCACCGGCAAAAATATTCGCAAAATAAAGAGCTACCCGATGCCGTACACACCTGTGCGGCGCTTAACGGATACATAAGAGGTAGCTCATGCACACGACTTTAAACGCTCATTCATCCGCCCCGGCGGCCCCTGCCATGCCGGTATCATTCCCGGTCCAGGAACGCTTTATGCGCCTGCCGGAAGTGATCCACGTCTGCGGCCTGTCCCGCTCAACCATCTATGACCTCATCAGCCGCAATGCTTTTCCGGCGCAGGTATCGCTTGGCGGCAAGAACGTCGCGTGGCTTGCCAGCGAGGTCAGTGCCTGGATGAATGCACGCATCGCCGCACGCGGTCAGGAACGTGCAGCATGATCTTCACCAACTGTTGAGATTTTCCGCCATGCTGCATTTTCCTTTGTTCCCCGGCTTGCACGCCGGGGCCATTCCCTGGTACAGTCTTTCTGCTGTCGCAAAATCGGCAGCCGGGATTGGCGTCCTGAACATCTCAATGGCGACACCAGACGCCCCATGCGTCTTTTTTTGTGTCCATGCCTTAGTGCAACCATTTTTCGGGCTGCGGCGTTATTGCCGTAGTGCCGTCTGCGTAATGGTGGCCCGGGCGGGGGCTTCTCACGAAGCGCCGGTATCCATTGAGGCCGGTTACGCCAACCCCGTCCGGGCTACCACCAGTGAAATTGGCGTTTCCGGTGGTGGCGATAACCGCTACTCAATGGAGACTGCCATCATGGCTACAGTCCTTAATTCCCCACACCCTCAGTTTGTTTTCGTCTTTGCCGCCGTGCGCCGTACCGAGCGCCAGCACCGTATCCACATGCTCCGCACCGTTGCCGCTGACGAACGCGCCGCCCGCCTGCCGCTGGCACGCGATTATGTACTGTCCCTTGCTGCCCGCCTGCCGCTGGCACGCGATTATGTACTGTCCCTTGCTGCCCGCCTGCCGATCCGGGAGGTGCTCGCATGACTCACGCCACCATTTCCCACGCCGACCTGTTACGCCTTGAGCACCTTCGCAACGCCGGACGTTTTATCAGTGACATGACTCTGCTTCAGGAGTGCCACGAGCAGCCACCGGCCACACAGCAGGCGCAGCTGAATTCGCTGATTTTCCTCTTCACCGAGCAGTTGGACGGAGTGGTAAGCCGCTGTCAGGACGGCTGGATGAACGGGGAGGTTAAGCCATGAGCGCGCGTCCCCTTTCAACTGAGCTGCGGGCCGCGCTGTCCCGGCGCGCGGTGGCCTGCGCCTGGCTGACCATCTGCCGCGAACAGAAGCGCTATCCCGGCCTGACGCTGGCGCGTCTTGAGCACGCTATCGAAACCGAGCTGGAGGACTTCTACCTGCGCCAGCACGGACGCCAGCGCGGTCAGGAAATTGCCTGTGCCCTGCTCGACGACCTGCTGGCAGCCGGGCCGCTGAAGTGTGCCCCGTGCCTGAGCTTTCTGGGACAGGTGGTGATGGATGAACTCTGCGGGCGTCTCAAAGACGCGCCGGTGCTGCACTGAGGGAGAAAAGAATAATGAAAATGACCGTATCAGACGCGGCAAAAGCCGCGCGGGGCCAGTGGCCCCGCATCCTGCCCGCGCTGGGCGTGAAGGTGGTGAAGAACCGCCATACCTCCTGCCCGGTATGCGGCGGAACCGACCGCTTCCGCTTTGATGACCAAGAGGGACGCGGCACGTGGATTTGTAATCAGTGCGGTGCCGGTGACGGCATGGACCTGGTGAAAAAGGCCCTCTCACTGAGCCTGACCGAAGCCGCTGCGCGGGTAAGCGGCCTGACCGGCAGCCTGCCACAGATGGACAACACGCCTGCCGCCAGCGCGGGCGAAGATAACGAAGCTGCCCGTGCCGCCGCCGTGAAGCAGGCCCGGCAGCTGGTCAGCAGCGCGCAGCAGGCAACCGGCAACGCCTACCTGTCCCGCAAGGGGTGGCCGGAGCAGCCCTGCCTGACGCTGGCGAAGCCGCAGAAAGTCGCTCTCACGGCCTATCGTGCCGGTGATTTGCTCATTCCCCTGCACGATACGGGCGGTCAGCTGGTGAACGTGCAGCTGATTAACGCCGCGGGCGAGAAGCGCACGCTGAAGGGCGGACAGATAAAAGGCGCATGCCACATTCTCAGCACCGGCAAACCGGCAGCGCGCATCTGGCTGACGGAGGGCTACGCCACCGGCCTGACGGTGCACAACCTGACCGGGGATGAGGTGTGGATTGCCCTGTCGTCCGTCAACCTCCTTTCTCTGGCTGGCCTTGCCCGTGAAAAGCACGCCACACTGCCGCTGCTGATTGCCGCCGACCGCGACCTGAACGGTGACGGTCAGGCGAAGGCGAAGCAGGCCGCCGAAGCCAGTCGTGCAGCCGTAGCCCTGCCGCCGGTGTTCGGTGACTGGAATGACGCCTTCATGCAGCACGGTGAGGAAAGCACCCGGCGGTCGCTGACCGAAGCCGCCACGCCGCCCGCCGCAAGTCCGTTCGACGTGATGAGCGAGGCGGAGTTTTCGGCCATGAGCGCCAGTGAAAAGGCGGAGCGCGTGGCGGAGCACTACCGCAGCGCGCTGGCCGTGGACGCCAGCGGGGAAATTCTGTCCCGCTACCGTTCCGGCGCGTGGAAGGTGATTTCCGGGAAGCAGTTTGAGCGTGACGTGGCAAAGCTGTTCCAGCGCCTGCGCGCGCCGTTTTCGGCGGGCAAGATTTCAGGCGTGGTGGACACGCTGAAGCTGATGCTGCCGCAGCAGGCCGACCCGGCGCGCCGCCTGATTGGCTTCCGTAACGGCGTGCTGGATACCCGCACCGGCGGCTTCAGCCCACACAGTAAAGACTTCTGGCTGCGCACGGTCAGCGAGGTGGACTACACTAAGCCCGTTCAGGGCGAAACGCTGGCAGACCATGCGCCGCACTTCTGGCAGTGGCTCGACCGCGCCGCCGGACGGGACCCGGCCAAACGCGACATCATTCTGGCCGCGCTGTTTATGGTGCTGGCGAACCGCTACGACTGGCAGCTGTTTCTGGAGATCACCGGTCCCGGTGGCAGCGGCAAGAGTATCATGGCGGAAATCGCCACCATGCTGGCCGGAACGGATAACACCACCTCCGCCACCATTGAAACGCTGGAGTCGTCCCGCGAACGCGCGGCGGTGATCGGCTACTCACTGATTATCCTTCCTGACCAGGAAAAGTGGAGCGGCGACGGCGCGGGCATCAAGGCGATCACCGGCGGCGATGCGGTTTCCGTGGACCCGAAGTACCGCGACGCCTACTCAACGCACATTCCGGCGGTGATTCTGGCGGTGAACAACAACCCGATGCGCTTCACCGACCGCAGCGGGGGCGTGTCGCGCCGCCGGGTGATACTCCACTTCCCGGAGATCATCCCGGCAGACGAGCGCGACCCGCAGCTGAAGGAAAAAATCAGCGGTGAGCTGGCCATTATAGTGCGCCAGCTGATGCAGCAGTTCAGCCAGCCGCAGAAGGCCCGGTCGCTGCTTCAGTCGCAGCAGAACTCCGACGAGGCGATGCGCATCAAGCGCGATGCTGACCCGATGGTGGACTTCTGCGGCTATCTGTTCACGACACCGGAGCCAAACGCGCTTTACATGGGGAACGCCAGCATCAGGCCGCTTCAGCCCAGGCGCTATCTCTATCATGCCTATCTGGCTTATATGGAGGCCAACGGCTACAAGAATCCGCTCAGCATGAAGATGTTTGGCCTGTCGCTGGAAAGCATCATGCGGGAGTACGGACATCACTACATGAAACGGCGGACAAAACTGGGGATGCAGACCAACCTTGACCTGACGGAAGAAAGCAGCACTGACTGGCTGCCAAAGTGTGATGCGCTCATGGCAGGGTGATTATCAAGGCCGGCGAAAGCCGGTTTTCTGTGGCAATTTCAACGTGAAGTGCTAAAAGATAGATGGTCAATCATGGCAAAAAAAGTCCAGAGCGGTATTTGAACAGATGAGTAATAAATTGACTAATTTTTAAGTCAAAATTGATGTGATTAGAGCACTACTCTTGTAGAGTATCGCCCATAATTTCGACATAAACGTTTTAAGGGTACTTTGATGCGAGATATTGATGTGCGGATGGCTGTACACAAAAAGCTTTTGAAAGAGCAACACAGCGATCCTAATACCTTAGTCATTGACGAATTTAATCTTAGCTTAGGTGCGAGCCGTGTCGACATCGCTGTAATAAATGGGATTATGCATGGGTATGAGTTGAAAAGTAAAAAGGACAACCTCAAGCGGTTGCCTATGCAAGTAAGTTATTATTCTGATGTGATGGACAAAGTCACACTTGTGGTTGATGAGGATCACATAGAGAAAGCTTTGGGGATTATTCCAGAGTGGTGGGGGGTGAAGTTAATATCACAAGGTGTTAGAGGTGGTATTTATCTTAAAAATGTAAGGAAGCCCTCTTTTAATGAAAGTCAAAACGCCAAAGCCCTTGTCCAGTTATTATGGAGGGAAGAGTGTTTGCTGATATTAGATAAAATCAATATGATAAAAGGAAATAGGAGTAAATCGCGTTTTGAATTATGGCCTTTGATTAGCCAAAATGCCCCACTTCAATTTATTCAAGATGAAGTAAGACATTTTCTAAAGTTACGCAAAAATCGAGAGGCTACGGTTTGGGCGGATGGGTCTTGGAAAATTGACTTAGCTGGTCTACAACCAAATTAAAGTGATGGCTCTGCGCAGCTTTCCTCCACTCTTTTGGGGAGCCTGATTTTACATTGCCATTTGCTCTAAGCATTATATGGTTGTCTCCCCAACTATAGCTGGCCCCTTTATAACAAGGGTCTTGTATTAAGATCTGACAGAGTTGTTGTGTCTGCGCCCAGCCGTTGCCTTTTGCTGCTGTGCCTTTTACAAAAACCCATTCAAGATAATCCGAGTAACGTATTGAAACGTAGAGAGACATAATCCTTGGATCAACTGGTTCTGTAGTAGCGCTTGAGGTTGGATAATCACTATATCCCGGTGTCCTTGCCATATTGTTTCTTTGAATAAGTTGAGACCATAAAGACCATTCATAACGAGGTATTTTATGAACTGTATGTTGAGGTATTCCTGCTTGAGATGAAGGGTAGCATGTACTTGAAAATATTACTCTTCTCCAGTTTCCTGAGTTCAAAATATGATTGATGGCAGTTTCAACGCTGACCACAAGATTTTGATTTACTTGCTGAATGTCACCCATATCAAATATTATATCAATGTTGTTTTCGGAAAGTCCTGTGTTTTGATATGTACTGAATAAACTATTTAAGTTAGAAGGATTGAATTTTAATGCAATTCCGTGATTAGTATTACGCAAAACAGAAGCTAGATATAACGCTGAATAAGTAGGCGAATAAACAGGGATTATTGCTTTATTAAAGTTATTAGCTCCAGATATGCAGTTAGCCAAAGGGTGGTTTATTTGAGTGGCATGTTTATCCAATTCTCCAACATCTAAAAATACAGGATTTTGAGAAGGCCATGAGTTTGATAAATTAACAGGGAAATCAGTTAAATGCGCCGTTAGGCTTTTTTTATACCTAGAGTTTACATAGTCCCATTCGATATCGGGAATTGATATAATAGGAATCATTCCATTTATAACTGATGTCGGTGTTACGCTCAGCGCTTCAAATTCGGCACTTTTCCATTTTATTTGCGGGTAATATATGTGTGTAGGCATTTATATTTCCTTATAATAGAGAGTGGTAAAATATAATTATCTATCATGTTGCAGAAATACTTAAGTTACTCTTAATTTATAAGCATGGCTAGCCTGACATTTGTACAGCCTTTAGCCTCTTTTTTAAGTCAAATAAATAGGGTTTAAATTTATACTAACAGCACATGGTGGAACCGTTGAAAGCTCTAATCGTCGAGCGTCAGCGAATAATGACTATGTGATTAAATGAGAGCAGCCTCACCAAAATTCATCTGGAACATTGTGCACCCGAGGTGAAGAATATCCTTCATTTTACAACCATTGATCATCTTGCAAATAATTGATTTAAATAATAAAAATCACACGGTGAAGAATGTGAATGATTTCTGGAGAAATCTTTTTATTCATCTTACTTTCGAGAGTTAGAACCTTCTGTGAGATACATTTTTTTTGGCAGGAATTTACTATGGGGGCATTTTTTGGGGCATGCAATAAAGTGAATGAAAAAAAATAACTATAAAACAATGCATTGAGTGGTTTTTCGAGTCCGGCCTTCGCACCAGCAAGAGATACGAGAACGTTTTGGGCAGTCAGTAAGCCCATAAAATTAAAGCCGAAAGGCTTTTTTTTTGGTCCAAATTCGTCCGGGTATATCCGTTGACATCCAGCATCGTTGGGGGTGGTCAAGATAGGGGCACTTCGCTTCGATAAACTTTTGACCCTCCTATAATAGCTATAACTGACTTCGCGGCCCGTACCGCAAAGCCTCGCGAAAAAAATACAAGCTCACTGATGGTCTTGGGATATATGATCTCATCAAACCAAGCGGATCCAAACGCTGGTATCTTAAATATCGCTATGAAGGCAAAGAGAGCAGAGCTGCACGCGGTACATATCCCCTGATCACGCTGGCTAAAGCGCGCGAAAAACGCGATGAAATCCGCCTTCTGCTTGCCTATGGCATCAGCCCCAATGCCAAAAGAAGAAATTAAACAACAAGAGCAGGCTACGCTTAACACTTTTGAGAAAGTGGCTCGCGACTGGCATGCGAGTAACAAACACTGGTCGGTAGGCCATGCAGAGAGAGTATGGCGGGATATGGAGCGCAACATACTTCCAGCTATCGGAAAGCAGAACATTGCCGACTTAACGACACGGGATCTATCGTAACGGGTATTGATATGGAGTTTTACCACCATCCTATGCGCCGCCAGAAGCTGGCTGAATCAATCCGGGTGCAGCGTGCAAAGCTTCAGGAGGGTAGCCAGAAATGATGCACTGTCCATACTGCAAAAGCGCGGCACATACCAAATCGAGCCGCTATATGTCAGATCAGGTGAAAGAGCGTTATCACCAGTGCACTAACCTCGACTGCTCCTGTATTTTCAAGACGAATGAGAGCATCACAAAGGTGATCACCGTACCGCCACAGCCGGAAAAATTACCGGCAACAACACCTGAACCAGCAAGAGAACGCCAGACGCTGGGCCGTTATGGTTCTGCATTCCGCCAAGTTCATTAA